CCTTTTCAAATAAAAATGAAAATGTAGATCAAGTTGATCCCAGAACAAGTCAATCAAATATTAATGCACTCACTAATTCACTTGGTCCTAATCTTTTGAATATTGAGTTGCCTAAGAGAATTGTTGCTCTTCCTTCTTGTATTGACGAACCACCTCCGGGCCAATTTGAGGCACGAGTTGATGTTCGATATGACAATCAATATAAGAGTGTGCATGTTCAAGACGAGGAAGCTGTTCCTAGTGATATAACATATGATTCGCAAGCTCCAGCTGAAAATGATGGATTGCCTCAACCAAATTGGGATGAGAAGTCTATACCTGCCATTCCCGATGAGATTCAAGGGTTAGTTGCTGGGTTAGATGATCCAGTTGATTATCAAAGATTTATTCGAGAGCAGAAGAATAATACTTATGCAAAACAATTGAGACAGATGATTGACTCTTTAAGGTCAGTTGGTATTCATGAAGCATCTATTGATATACTTCATAGTGTTGTAATGTTTTCATACCAGCTTACACGAGCCAATAGTTTCATGGATTTTTATTCGTGTATTTCTATGTTTTTTAAAGCTGTTGGAATTGCAACTCTTGTGCCTCGGGCTATTATGTCATCCGTTATAGCACTAGTTTTTAAGACGCTACGGAAAAAACAAATTGTTGCCGAATCTGGATGGGTCTCTGATCAATTGAAGAAGGTTCAAAATTGGAATGAAGTTATATTTGACTCTCATTTGAGTAAAGCGTTTATAACACTTGTCTCTTGTGCTGCACAAGCCAAACTTTTTTCAAAAGAAATGGCATTTAACATTTACAAGCATATTGGCACTCCCAAACCATGTTCTCCACTTGAATTGTGTCGTCTTGCGTTGTCGAGCTTCACGCGTATGGTTGAGGTTGGAGAGCTTGTATGGAGTGGTGTTGCCATTACTGATGCCATATTTGCTGATGACCCAATTCATCATCATTTAAAGTTGGCTGAGACATTGATGTATAAAGCCGATAATCTTTATTCTGGTCTTCCTGTTGCTG